GGTTTCATAAATTTAAATTTGTTAGGCACGGGCTTATTGCTACCAATATATTCTTCAGCTACTAGGTGAGCCTCAGTGCCATAACGCATGGCATGAGTTTCTTCTTCCACATAATCTTTAGCTATTTTAATATGGTAAAATTGTTTCGGGCATTGCTCAAATGCTTTTATCCTACTGAATGACCAAGGAGTAATACTCATTAATTCTACCTCAGTGCACGTTATCATCTATCATAGGTCTATGTACTTCAACAATATTACCTTCGCTTGTTAGTTGTTTTATCACGTTTTTTGCCCCCGAGTTAAAACCACTACGGTATCCCTGCTCAAATAAGTTTTTTGGGAGTTTCTTGTAGTCTCTACTCATGCGTTTTAATACTCTAAAATCATTAGGGTATTTTTCTCTAAGATGTGCGATTAATTTATCCCACTCATTGTTAACATCTTCTTGAGCATCATATTCCAACGCTTGTACTTTTTCATCTTTAGTCATTTTGTTATCCTTTTTCATTATTCACAGTCTCCATAGTTTTTACCAATTCATGAAGGTTTTTTCTTATCTTTTATGTTCACAACCTTATCGTTTCCATCCTTATCATAATCTTCACTTCTGAATGGTGGAACACCTTCAGGTAACCCCTCATCTAACTTTAAATCCCATAGGTTGTATTTTTCTACATACTTTTTATATTTTTTACTTTGCCCCGTTAAGGAAAACGATTTCAATTTGTCAACAGCATCCTCTACATACGGAATCGCTTTATCTACCCAGTTTATACGTGCGTTAAGTTCAGGTAATCTTATGTCACTGTTAAATAAAGCAAGTGTTGATTCTACCGAACAGTCTTTACAAGTAAATTTAATAACAACACCTCCTTTTTCTCGACCTATTTTATTAGGCATAGAGATTGCCCCCATAAATAATTTTATTGACTCACATTCGGGGCAACATAAAAAATCATCGTTAACACCCACACATTGACTATGGCGATGTTTACCATAACCTATTTTAAAATCATACTCGTCCTCTTTCATTATTCACAATCTCCATAGTTTTTACCAATTCCTGATTCACAGTCAATCGGTAGTGTTGATGGGTGTCTAGGTATCCCTTGAGCCCATATTGGTGCAGTACGCATACATTCTTCTATATATTTCTGTGCATCTTCTACTTCTTCATCTCGTATACAACATACTATTGAGTCATGCACTGTAAGGACTACACGATATTTCTTACTAATTTCTAGCATTTGTTCACCAATTATGCAACGGGCGAGGGCTTGGCATATGTTCTCCACAACCTTACCACCATATATCTTTGTGCGACCTCGCCTAGTTTGGTAGTGAAACTCCGTGCCTCCATCTGTTTGGTCAGCCTTTAAATCTTCATACTTCATCTGTAAACCCGATGGCAGTCTTAGGGAATAGTATTGAGGCAGTACTTCTATTGTGCTTTTAGGAAACGTAAACCCTTCGCCATTGACCATATTCTTTAGCATATGCTGTGCGTTTCTCCATAACTGGCTAATCTTCCAGTTGGCATCACGATAAATACCTATTACACGCCTAGCTTCCTCCATACTTATATCAAAATCAAACGTCTTAAGCTGTGCTTGAAACTTCAATGCACCCATACCATAGCCTGCACCCAATATAGTTGTCTTACCAACAAATCTCTGTTCTTTTGTAATTTCTTCTTCGGGTACATCATAGATACGAGATGCCATCTTTTTGTATACATCCTCACCTTTGGAAAATGCTTCGGTAAGGTCATCCTGCTGTGCAAACCATGCTAATACCCTAGCCTCAATCTGTGAGGAGTCTGCTTCAACGAGCGAATGCTCAGGGGGAGCTATGATACTACGCTTTAACTTCTTACCATGCGTCCCACGGCTAGGTAGGTTCTGTAAGTTTATCTTGTCGTCACCACCCCAACGCCCCGTATGGGCTGCGTAGTATCTGACAGGGACCGGCAGCAGCCCACGTTTAGATATACCTATAAATCTGTTAGTACGTGTTTCCTCAAGGGTACTTTTGGTACCCAAACGTGCTGACACCAATGCTCTCACTCTTTCATCTTCATGGTCTACCAAAGCAGTAAACCCCTCATCTGATTTAGCAAATGCAAATGTTTCTTCCCCAGTTGTCGGACTTATCTTCATAGGAGGTTCTACCCCAAATGATTTTAACACTTCAGCAAACTTGGGATTGCTCATCAGATCATCTTTATCGACCCCTGCTTTTTCAAGTAGTTGTTCCTTATGGTCACGTGTTTCATTTATATGCTGTTCAAGCATCCCAGTATCTAAGTCAAGCACTGGGTCTATAAACATACGCAAAGTTAGGTCTATGAGTTTAAATTCTTTCTTTGGAAATCCACGACCCATCAACGTAAATAACTTATACGTCAAGTCTACGTCATTGACACAGTAGTCACCGAACTTACTCAGTTCTTCCTCTGAAAAGTCTTTCCTTCTCTTGCCAAGCGTATTAAGTATCTCCGTTCCCTTTTCTCCGATTCTATATTTCTCGGCAAGTGCACTAAGACTTTGGCTAGTCTCCACACCAAATAAAGCACGGGCAATACATAAAGTATCGGTAAAAACTTTTGGATTAATACCAAACTTCCAATTAAGAATAGCCCCGTCAAACATAGTATTATGAGCGAGTACCATAGAATTTCCAAAGTCAAATCTTTGGAGGTAAGTTTTAATTTGGTCATGAGTTCCACTAGCCCATTCAGTTTCCTCACTATTTACTTTCACACCAACTCCTATGGTCTCAAAGCGTGGGTCTCTGACGTATTCCTCTGTGGTTAATTTTTTTAATGAATAATCCTTGTCATAATAGGTTTCAAAGTCAAGCGTTATTAAATCCATTATTTCTCCTCCGACATAACACATTCATATTCAATGCCTGCATATGCCATTCTATCTACGTAATGATCTCTCTTTGTAGGACTTGTCTGTCCTCTCGAAAGTTTGGTGCAAGTGTGTATCAATGCCATATCTCGTGCTGTTAAGTTATGACCCGTAATTGCGTTAAATATTTTTGCTATATGCTGATGGTTTGCAACAGCATCACCATAGTCTTTTGCTCTATCGCCACCCGTAAGTTCGATTGCCTCTTTCAACAGTGCCAGGCGATTTTCTTTGATCTCTTTCTCTATAACGTGTTTAGGTGTACCTATGGACTTCATGGTCCCCCGCACTTTCTTTAAGCTTACCTTTGTAGCCTTCGATACTTCCTCGGCTGTGGCTAATCTGTTGTCTAACAGATACTTCCATATCTTTATTTCATTTTTTGTCATTTACTTTCTCCCGTTAATTTTTAGCTACCCCCCCAAGTATAAAATTTAAAAAACCTTGGGGGGGATTAGTATTTTACTATACTTCTATAGATAAGGTCACGCTTTTTGAAAGGAGGAAACGCCCTTACTGCAGGGGATTAATGGTATGAGTAAACCCAAGGGCTCTCACTGCTTACCCCACAGAGTGTCAAAACAATATGTCTAAAAAACCCACTCCGTATTCTATTCATCTTATTGTCAACCTTTTATGTATTTCTGAATATCGCATTTTTTTTGTCTTCTTTTTGATTTCTTTGGCATTCCATCTCTTTGCACCGTTGCTGTCAATCGTATCTATTACATCAAGTGTATTATTGTTAAATTTTTGTTGCACATACATTAAGGTGTCATTGTGTTCCTCTTCGGGCGTAGGATAATCATACGGTACAACCCTACTTAAATCATACGCCCAACGTGTCATTTTCGACATCTCTCCAAAAAACGGCTCGTTTTAAAGCCCGTCAGAGGGGGGAAACAATATGCTTGTGTATGATTATACCCCCTAAAATCGTTGAAAAAGTCCATCTCTTTTTCTTTCTCCATTTGGATTACGCTGTGATAACGAACTTAATAACTTACCTATATCGTGCATATTCTCTTCATTTACTATCAAAGCTATGCCACCTTGTTTTACTATGTCGTCTAAGTTCTTCTGTTGTAATGACGTGGGCTTATTGCTTCCTGCCTTACATTCTATCCCAAAGAAGTTACCACCAAAGCAACCAACAATGTCAGGTACACCACTTCGTCCATACCCTCCAGTTACGGGATAAAAATAATATGCATTCATTAATTTTAACTGTGCTACCACTTTCTTTTTAACTTTAGCCTCGGGTGTCATTACTAACCTCCTCTATTTTTTCTTTATGTTGTTCTAAAAAAGATTTATCTATGGCACTTAATGTACTGTTCCACTTGTTAGTTCTATCACTAAGTTTACTAACGTATATCGTGTTAGTATGTATCTGCATTACCTCACATAATATGCCCGTGTTATTTAAATGATGTTCGGGCTTAAAAGGTATAACAATTCTTTCACCTATATTAACTCTCATTATTCCATCTCCCATCTATAAAATATATGGTCGTCTATTCTGACAGTACGTGTAAACATATCACTCCAAGATGGTTTTACCCACCATGCATGATAGTGCGTTGCACCATCTGTCAAATCAATTATACTTAATGTATTATCAAGCAACCCCCAAGAAATTTCCTCTGCCCATTTATATGCTTCTTGGTCTGTAATCTTCTCATCTTTACCATCACACCAAAATGAAAACTGGCATTTATCGGGTATAGGTATCTCGGGGTTCCAAGAATAATAGTATCCTTCTTTGACAACATCACATACGTTATCGGGATACCTATGATCGGCTACTCGTGACATAATAACTTGTCCTACGGCTATCTGCCCAACAGTTGGTTCGCCCCGTGCTTCAAAGTATATAGCAGTAGCTAAACAGACTAGAGCCTCAATCATCTCTTTCTCCTCCCTACTTGGTGTATGTTACGTTTACGTTTAAGTAAGTGATCGGGTTTCTTTTGGTTTTTATGGTAGTTACCTCTGAACCCTAAACTGGAATTATAGTCTATCAACTCGTCAAGGTAAGATGTAGTAAAAATCCTATCCGCTGATGATACTCTACAAACCCTGCCGTGCTTATCGTACTCCTCTGCTATCGGGTCATCTTCAAAAATCTTTATTCCTATTTTTAAATTACTCATTCTCTTTCTCCTTTGTGTAGCTTGTTAGTGAAATCACTAACAAAAAC